GGGATCCGCGCACAGATACCAGTCGTTCGGGTCCGTCCAGAACGGCACCACCAGCACCTGATAGGCGTTGCGGTGCCAGTTCGGCTCCGTCGCATTGAAGTTCGCGGTCTGAACCAGCACCTGGCTGGTGGTCAGCCGCCATGCCGTCTCCTCCAGGTCCGGCGGCACGATCAGAAGTCTCGGGATGATCGTGCCGGCATCCATCCTCTGGCCGCCGATGGTGTTACCGAAGGTCGCGCGTTTGAGCATATTCACCCGGCGCGCGCTCAGGGTGGCGCTGGAGAGCGGCGCGCTGCCCTGGTTGCCGCTGCCGCTCGTGGAGCCGTCCCCGCCCCGGAGCGTGCTCGAAGGATGGAACAGGGTCACGTTGTCCCCCATCGTCGGGTTGGAGGTCAGGACCCCGAACACGTCCCGGTTCAGGGTCTGGCGCGCCGCACGGCCCATGGCCACCGGGATATTCCGGATGGCCCGCAGGTCGTCGTTTGCAATGGTCTCGAGCGTGATCGTGAAGAGCCCGCCACGCTTGCCGAGCGTGTAGCTCTCGCCCCCGTCCACGGGGTTCGCGAGCGGGTGATAGGTGCCGTTCTCGGGCACCACCGGCAGCACGCCGAAGCCGCCGTATTTCACCAGGTACTGCGGCCGGAAGTCGGTCACACTGCTGATGGTGCTCGCGATCTGGCGCCACTCCTGGTCGGCGTCCGGCCGGCTGAACTCGGCGATGAGCCGTTTGTGCATCCGGTCCGCAAACACCGCCGCCCAGGTGGTCGTTAAGAGCGCCTCTACGCTGCGCTCGCTGTCGTAGCCACCGCCGTGCGTATCCCTCAGGATCTCAAGCGGCGGGGTCAGCCAGTCTTTGCCGGTCCAGCGGCAATAGGCCTCCCTGAAGCTGCGGAACGGCGGCACGCCGTCCACCGGCTGGCCGGCGAGCATCCCGTCGATCGCCGCGATCATGCGGTCGCGGGAATCTTTGGTCACCTGCACGCCCAGGCCGGTCACGCGCGCGCTCTGTGCGGCCTCGTCCAGGGCCTCCTTCACGCCCCGGATGCGCCGGTCCAGCTCGCCAGGCTCGAAGACGCGCCCGGCGAATTCGCTACGCACCAGCTCCGCCGCCTTGGCCGGCAGCCGCGACTCGGCAAGCCGCGACTCGAGCAGCACGCCGCAGCGCTCGCGCCTTGCCTCCTCCAGCAGCTGGCGCACCTCATCCGCGCCGTCAGTTTCAGCGGAGCGTCCATCGCCGCTGCTGTCCTCAGACCCGCCGGCCGCCTCCTGCGCCTTCCGGGCCTCATCCAGCTCCCGCGCCAGCGCTTCCAGCGCCTCCGCAAGCGCGGGGTGCCTGGACGCCAGCTCCTCTGCCGTCAGGTTCTCCGGATCCTCCACACTCGCCTCGACCAGCTTCCAGAGAGCCGGCCGGGCTTTGATGTCCTCCATCGTCAGATTCATCTTTACCTCCCGGTATGAGGTCCACCACGGATCCACCGCGGCGGACTCGAAGAGCCGGCCGCCAGCGGCCGGCTGCACCACGATATCCACGCTGTTTCCGGGGTCGGCGACGAGCGCCTCCACTTCCCGGATCAGCTGCCCGTTCTCGCGCACCACACGGGGTTTGGCTGCCAGATCGATCGACACACCGATCAGCTCGCCCGCCTCGCGCGCCGAGCGCAGCACGGCCAGGTAGTGCTCGAACACGTGCAGGTCTCCCCGCACCGCGCCGTCCGCGTAGCGCACATTGCGCCATGTGCCTGCCAGGTTGCGCGGGTCGCTGCGCCCGGTGAGATCTCCCGAGCGGTAGTGCCCGCTTCTCGCCGGCAGGCCCTCCATGATGTGGCAGTCGCGCGCCAGGACCTCTTCGCGGTAGCGGTTCCGGTTCCGGCTCAGGCCCGCGCGGATCAGCACCGCGCCGGGCACGATGCGCTGCTCCTCGTCGAATGCGGCGGCCTCGATCGCCGCCGACTCCCGGATCGTCACAATCTCCGTCACTGCTCGTCCTCCATCACCGGGAACTCAGGCGGCCGCCACGCCGCATAGACGGCCGCCTGGTCCCGCCTGCGCTCCCCGGCGATCAAATCGTCCAGATCGTCCGGCACCGGCACGCCGGCCGCGTTGTGCACCAGCTGCCTGGCCGTCTCGCGCGACATCAGCTCACCCGCCATCGCCAGCTGCGCCGCCTGCACCATGCGCAGCGTCGCGTCCGCGGTGCGGGTGTTGTCACTCCGCGACAGATCGGGCGCGGCGATGTCCACGGCCTCGATCTCATCTGGCGCCGCCCGCACCATGCCCGCTGCGGCCAGAAGATACCCCTGGATCTGCAGCAGCGGCCGGACCACGCCGTCAAACCACTGCGTCTGTAGCACCTCCAGGTCCCGGATCACCGGCTCGGAGGCGCTGTCCGCGGTGGTGCGGTTCACGTCATCAGCCGCCCCCACCCAGTGCTCCGGGAACCCGGCGCCAAGCGCGATGTATTTCAGCACCGCCAGGTAGTCGCTGCGGGCATCGCTTGCGTGCATCGAGGGCACCACGGCCTCCCAGCTCTCGCTTTCGTTGACCACCTGCACGCTGCCCGGGCGCGGCGGGCTCTGGCCAATCTCCATGGCGCGCCGTGCCACGTCCGCCTCACTGCCGCTGACGCGCACCTGCCAGATGAATGCCTTGGTCAGGCTGTTCAGCATCATGCGGTCATTCAGGAACTGCTCGGCCCGGTGGATCCAGTAAAACATCGTCTCGAGCACGCTGCGCCCGCGCCCCACCATACCGGCCTGGAGCGGGAAGTACAACAGCCAGCGCGCCTCCTGGTGCGGCATATCCCCGCGGCGCAGGGCCTCGACGACGGGCGGCGAGTTCAGGATCATCCACACCCGGTCACCCTCTGGCCGGGACTCCGTCACGCTGATGGCGATCCTTGCGTTCTCCGGGTCGGTCTCCACCGCGCTGATCTGTGTGGGGTGCAGGTATCCGATCCGCATCCGCCCTGTCTGCGGCGCAATAAAGGCCGGCAGGAACAGCTCGCCCAGGGCGAGCCACTCCCGGCACAGCCGCACGTAGTCGCGCTCGAGCCCGTTCACGGGGTCGCGCCAGAACGCCGCCAGCTCTTCGTGCAGCTCCTGATTCTGGCTGGAAAACTGCAGCACGCTGCCACAGATATGTGCGGCCATGGTCCGGATGATCTTCACGGCCAGCGGGCTGGTGCCGGTGAAGTGCATGGCCAGGCGGAGCATCAGGCTGTGCTCGGCCGGGTCCAGTGTGGCCTGGCCCGAGAGGCTGGAGATGCGCTTCCAGCCGCGTTCCTCTTCCAGAAGGTCCTGGATGCCGTCCCACTGCCCTTCCAGCGCGCGAGCGTACAGGCGCTCCACGCGGTCCACCGGCGCGCCCTCCGGCTCGACGGCGCGCGCCGGCCACGGCCATCTCAGGATGTCCCTCAGTGCCATGCGTCTTTGTCCGTTGCGGCGTACCAGCCGCGCTCCTCCACGGTTCTGGATGCCGGCGGGCGCAGCCGGGCAAGCGCGGCCCAGGCCGTGCTCACCGCGTCCACCTGGTCATCGTGCTGCCCCTGCGGGAACGCCACCAGCTCCGCGATGAACTCCTGGTTCCAGGAGGCGCGCACAAGATGAATAGGCCTGCCGCTCCAGGCAAGCGCCCGTGCCACCTTGTCGCGGTCCGCCTCGATTCCGCGGATGGCCAGGGCGTTGAAGCGCGGGTCGGCGAGCAGCTGCTGCACGGCCGCCAGCTGGAAGCCGGCCCGCTCGATGGCCCAGACGGTTCCCGGCTCAAGCTGTGCCAGAGCCGCCATGTCGCGCACCGTCTCAGGCCAGGTCTGGCGGCGCCGGTAGATGTCCAGGACCCAGAGCCGGTTCTGCGCGTCGAGGCCGCACAGGGCCCCGACGGTCCAGTCGGCCGTAGTCTTGGCCGAAGCCGCAAGGTCCCAGCCACGGGCCAGGCGCAGATTCGCCGGGGCCCGGTCCTCGATCCGGACGTCTCCCAGGCGGAAGATACTGCCCTCCGGCGGGGCGGGCCGCCCCTGATACAGCGCCTCCCAGTCGCGCGGGCCGACGTTTGCCCTGATCCGCTCCAGCTCTTCCAGTGGATAACGCTCCGGCCAGAGCGGGCGGCCATTCCCATCGATGGCGGGCATGTGGATGATCGTCCACTCATCCGCCCGGGCGTCCGTGCCCTGTGCCGCAAGCAGCCGCCCGCTCAGGTCGTCCTCGTGCCATCGCGTCTGGATCAAAACGATTGCCCCGTTCTCCTCCAGCCGGGTATACGCGGTGCTGGTGTACCAGTCCCATACGGCCTGCCGTATCGTCTGGCTGTCAGCCTCTTCCCGGTTCTTCAGGGGGTCGTCGATGATCAGCAGGTTCGCCCCGTGCCCGGTCAAAGGCCCGCCCACGCCGGCGGCCTTCAGTCCTCCTCTGCGTCCGGCGATATCCCATGAATCCACGGCCCGGCTGTCCGGGCACAGCCCGATTCCCGGGAAGACGCACCGGAACTGCGGACCCTCGATCGTCGCCCGCACGAAGCGGGAGAAGCGCTGCGCCAGGTCCGCACCGTAGGCGGCCAGCACCACGCGCCGGTCCGGGTTCCGGCCCAGGTACCAGGCCGGGAAACGGATGCTCGCCAGCTCGCTTTTGCCGTGGCGCGGCGGCATCCACACCATAAGGCGGCGGATCTCCCCGCGCTCCACAGCCTCGAGCGCCCCGGCCAGGCGCGCCAGATGCGGCGCGGGCCGGTAGCCCGGCAGCGTCACACAGGCAAACGGGATCAGGCGCTGGCGGGCGAGGGCGAGCACCGCCCGCCGTGCGTCACTCAGGGTCCGCTCCGGGCTCCGCTTCGCGCTGCTCGAGCCAGCGCGCCACCGCGATGATGCTGCCGGTGTCGATGGCATGCGCTACGTCAACCGGGCCGCCCTCCGGCCCGGAAACCTCGATGCGCTGACGGCCCAGATTCCCCCATACTTCGGGCCGTTTCGCCTGCAGCCAGCGCAATGGGTCGCGCTCGTAGACCGCCTGCTCCGCACTTTTCACCGCCCAGGCGTCGGCCTCATGGACCCGGGCGCGAAAGTCTGCGTGTCTGGCCATCCAGCGGCGCAGAGTGCTCTCAGCGATGCCGGCTGCGCCGGCCGCCTCCTCGCGCGAGGACCCGCGCCGGATGTCCGCGATGATGCGGTCCGCGATCTCCGGGTTGTATTTCGTCGGGCGTCCGCGTGGCATTTCCGTCCGTTTCAATCCTCACCGGCCTGGTGGCCGGCCAGAGCGGAAAAAGGGCCCACCGGAGGAGGCGGGCCCTCAGAGAAAGGGAAAGGAGAGTGTTCGCACCTGTCCGCTCTGCTTGCTGCCTGTATATGTACTCGCTGCAAAAATGTCTGACAACCTTACCGTTCTGCGAGCAGCAGCAAAATTTCCCAGAGATTTTCCGTCGGCAGCGCTGCCAGCCTCTGGCGGCGCAGGTCAGCGGTCAGGGTCAGGAGATAGTTCACGTAGTCCCTGGCGTCCGCATCCCAGGACCCGGACGCCATGCCGCTGGCCGCGGCGGCGAAGTGGAACGCCTCGTCTGGATCCTGCACGCGGTAGGCCAGGGCCCGGATGACCTGCCCCCAGGAGGAGCCCGGGAACCGGGCGCGGTCTCCGGCTCTCCGGGCCGCCTCGAGCCGCGCGCAGATGTCAGCGAGCAGCGCCGCGCGCTCTGAAGCCAAGGGATTCCTCCAGAATGGCCCGCGCCTCCGCGGACAGGCTTGCGCCCCGGCGGGCGGCTGCTTGCGCCAGGGCGGCCAGCACCTCCCCCGACAGGCGGATGCTCAGGCGGGAGTCCATACGGCCGGCCCTGGGACGCGCCCGCTCCGCCAGGCGCCCCTCCTGCCTGCGCAGCCGCCGGAGCTCATCGCGCACGTCGCACCAGGCCCGCCGGAGGACATAGCGGCGCAGGAGCGGCTCCGGCAGGTGGCCGTGCTCTCTCAACTCCTGTGCGACGGCGAGGCGCGCCACCTGTGCCAGGTCGTCCGCGTGCCCGGTCCAGCCGTAGCGCGCCCGTACGGCGCGCTCCAGGTAGTCTGCCAGGTGTGCGGCAAACTCAGCGTTTCCGTGCTGCGCGTGCTGCCTCGAGCTTTGCAATGAACTCCTCACGCTCGGCCTTCTCTGCCTCGTCAATCAGGGCCACTGCGCGCGACGCATCCAGCCCGATGGCCTCCAGAAACCGCGCCATTGCCGCTATCATCTGCGGCGATGGTTTGGTGCGCGGCTCCGGCGGCGGACCTTGCGCAGCGCGCCGGCTGTTCAGAACCCCCCGCCAGCGGGAGAGACATTCGCGCGAGCAGGTCCTCCGGTAGCGCGGTGCCGGTGCACCGCAGACCGGGCACGTACCGCCCACATTATGAATGTCCGAACGGGTCATCGCCTCCTCCTTCGTCCCGTGCTCCGGGCCGGTCGAGGGCTTGAAGTGTGTCGGCCACAACCTCTGCGACGCGCCTCTTGCCCCCGTCCTGTCCCACCCATTCCCTGACCTGCAGGCGCCCTTCCACGGCGACGAGCCGGCCTTTCGACAGGTAATTCGCGGCGAACTCTGCCGTCTGGCGCCAGCAGACGGCATCGATGAAATCGGTCTGGCGCCCGGAGCCCTTATCCGTTCCGGGGCGCTCCACGGCCAGCCCCAGGGTGGCAACGGGCGTCCCCTGCGGCGTGTAGCGGAGCTCCGGATCGCGCGTCAGCCGGCCAATAAGAATGATCCTGTTCAGCATCGGTCCCACCTCAAGCGCCCGCGCGCCAGCGCGGCGTGCCGCACTGCGGGCAGAGCCGCGGCGGCTGAGGCTCCCGTCCCAGGCGCCGGCGTGGTTGCCAGGAATGCCCGCACGCCTGGCAGGTGAACACGGGCCGCGGAAGACGGGACATAGACGTCCGGATCCTGCCCACCGGCAGCCGGTACCCCGCCGCGACCAACGCGGCGGCCTCATCCGCGGTTGCTTCGACCAGGGTCCATTCGTCCTGCGGGCCCCGTGGCACGATGTTGCGGGACAGGGAGGACCTGACCCTGAGGTTGCCGTCCTCGTCCCAGTATGCCGGGCCTCCCCGGGCCGACGGGATATGAAGGATTTTCATTGTTTTGGGCTCTCCTCCACAGCTCACCACTCCTCCCCCTTCTCCATCGGCATGACCACGCACAGGTAATCATCTTCCCCCTCCGGACGCAGGACGGCCGGAGACAGCGCCTCGGACATCTCGAAGGCCACTCCGTCCGTCTCGATGACGTTCAGCACGTCCAGCAGGTAGCCGCAGTTGAAGGCGATCTCGAGGTCGTCCCCCTCCGGGACCGCGTCTACCTCATCGTAGGCCTGCCCGATGGCTCCGGCGCGGGCGGAGATGGCCACCTTCTCGCCCCGCGAGCGAAGCACCACCCTCTGCATGTCCTGCCGAGCCACGATTCCCACCCGGCGGAGGGCGCCCGCCAGCGGCTCCGGGTGAATGACCCACCTTCTGTCAAAGTCCGTGGGGATCACGCGCTTGTAGTCGGGGAACTGCCCCTCGATGAGCGCCGCCACCAGTGTGGCTTCCGGCAGGCAGAACAGGATCTGGCGCTCGGAGATGTAGACGCGGACAGTCCCCCGGTCGGGCATGATCTTGAGCAGCTCGAGCAGCGCGCGCTGCGGGACCACAACGCGAGCCTGCCCGCTGCCCGCGGGCACCATCCGGGTGTCCACTGCCAGGCGGTGGGTGTCGGTGGCGGCCAGCTCCAGGGTATGGCCCACGAAGTTGAACAGAACGCCTTGCAGGATGGTGCGCAGCTTGTCCGTGGAGCAGGCAAACACGGTGCGCTTCAGGCCGGCCCGCAGCTGCCCGGCCTCCATCTCGAACCAGACATCATGCGGCACTTCCGGGAGATCCGGGAATTCGTCCGGCGGAAGCCCCACAAGGGAGAACCCGGCGGGCGGAGACGAGAGCCGGATCAGGCTCCCGTCCTGCTCTAACGTCACGCTCCCGTCCGGGAGCAAGCCTGCAATCTCCGCCGCCACGGACGCGGGCAAAGTCACCTCTCCCGGGGTCAGGACCTGAGCCGGGATGACGGTGGAAATGACGGTCTGAAGGTCCGTCCCGGAGATGCGGATGGCGGCCTCCTCGCTCGACAGGAGAACGTGCCCCAGTATGGGCAGAACGGAGCGGCCATCGATTGCGTGCGATGCGGTGCGGATGCCTTCGAGCAGGTTTTTCTTCGTCACTACGGCTTTCATGTTTTCTCCTTCCTTGAGTCCGGTGGACTCACACTGTTTTCGTTCAGTGAGCGCAGATAGCCGGCGGCCTGGTGGTGCGCCAACTCCCGCAGTGCAGGGGGGCCTTCCTCCAGCTCCCGCAGCCAGCGCTCGATGGCCTTGCGGGGCTCGGAATACGTCACGCCTTTCAGACGCACCACCGGCGGGCCTTCCGGGCGCTCCAGCAGAGCGCGCAGGCGGGTCTTCAGGCTGGCATCGTCGCCGGCCTCAGTGGTGTTTTGCGGGGGGCCGGTGGCGGAGTCTGGCGGCGGTCCGGCCGGCATGGCGGGAGGCTCCCCGCCACTTGACGGCCCGGCCGCCTCTTCGTGGGCGTTACGCATGTAACGGATAACAGGGTGTTTTTGAAAATTTTCCCTATATATATACGCGCGCGGACTTTTTGAAAAATGGCCTCTATCCGTTACATCCGTAACAGACCCGGAGCCATCTTCCAATTTTTCTTCCTTTGTTACGGATGTAACAGATTTTGGAGAAAAATCCCCCGGATTCTGTTCTGCAGGTTCGTTGTCAATGTAACCGGTTCCATCCGTTACATCCGTAACACCTTCACTTCCGTCCGGCGGGTCCGGCAGGAGGCCTACTCCAATATAAATTCTTCTCGGGCGGCCCTGAACGCGCCGCAACTCGACCGCTATCCCCCTGTCCCGCAGCGCCTGCCCGAACGCCTTCTGCGATAGTAACCGCCCGCCGGTGTTCTCGTTGCACCAGGCCTGATAGGCTGCGTATAGCTCGCCGCAAGGCACCTGGCAGCGCGGCCCGAGCACACAGCAATCGTCCAGAAATGCGGCCAGAACGTCCTCTTCTGTGCGGTACTCTTCCGTCGCGCTCCGCACGGCTTCAGGGGTTTCCAGCTCGCCGCTCTGCAGCGCCAGTTTCGCCCCCTCCACCATCCAGCGCAAGATACCTGCGGCCTCCCGAAGCAGCTTTTCCGCCTTTTCCGGGTCCCGGCGCTCCTCTGGAATGGTGACCGTGAATGGCACCAGCGCGAGCCGCCGCCAGACGCCTTCCGTGTTCTCCGGAATGGCCGGTTTGCGGTTCGTGGCAACGACCAGTGTCAGGCCTATGACTGCGCTGCGGTAGCCCTCATAGAGCCCCCGGACCTGAATGCGGTTGTTAGACACAAGGTCTTTAAGCGCGACGGCACTGAGCACGGCGCCATCTGCCAGCTCTTCCAGCAGGCCCAGGCGCAATCCCTCGCACGCGGCCAGTGCCACCCTTGCGGCGTCCTGCTGCTGCCGTCTGGACAGGAGAACATCCCTGGGCAACGGGTCGCAGTAGTCTCCAGCAACCGTCTGGACGACCTTGAGCAGCGTGCTCTTACCGTTGGCGCCGCTTCCGTAGAAGATGAAGCCCTTGTGAAAGCGGTTCTCGCCTAGCAGGCCAGAGCCCAGCACCAGCTGCAGGAACCCCGGCATCCCCTCCTGTGGGAGAATCTCCTGCAGGAATTCGAGGAACTGCGGGCACCCGGCCTCCGGGTCATACGGGACGCCCGTTGTCCTGGTCATCAGGTCTTCGGGGCGCGCCGGGCGCAGCTCTCCCGTGCGCAGGTCCACCACTCCGGAAGGGGTGTTCAGGAGGTTGGGGTCCCTGTCGAACTCTGTGGCATGCGTCAGACAGCCCGTCTCTCCCTTGAGCAGCTCCAGCGCTTCCCTGTAGTAGCGGCCGCTTTCGAGTTCATGCAACCGGGCCGCCGCCCGGCTGCGTATATCCCTCTGTTCGGCTGTCTCAGCGAGCCGCAGATACCGCAGGCGCAGAGCTTCGTAAGCCGTGGAGCGCAGCTCTTCCTCCGGGCACCTCTCCCAGCGGACGCCGTTCCAGCGCAGCCAGCTCTTCCACTGCGGGCACCAGCGGACACTTCCGGACAGAAGCTCCTTCAGTGTGTCCCGGTGGGCGGTCAGGCGGTCTCCCTTGTCCGTGGCTCCGTTTCCCGGCGGTATAGCGGCGCCATCCCGGGCCTCGAGCGGCTCCCGGGCAGGCCGGCTGAACGCGCTGCGCACCGTGGCCTGAATTTCGCCGGGTGTCAGCGGCCCCTCGGTACCCTTCGCGTTCGTCTGTGGAGCCAGTGTGGCAAACCTTTCCGCCAGCTTCAGGGCCTCGGTCTTGTCGAACCCGTTGTCCCGAAGCTGGCAGGCCAGCCACAGCAGCGCGTTGTTGCGGCCCTCACGCGCCAGCTCCAGGGCCCGCTCAATCAGCCTGTCCCGCAGGCCGCCTGAGTGCTCTGCCAGAGCAGCCGGCGCGTCCCGGGGCGCGTCCGGAGGCCTGCACATGCTGCCCGAGATGGCCTGCCGCAGCTCCGCGGGCAGGGACTCGAACGGGAGGAACTGCCGCGGGATTCTCCCCCGGTACTCGCCATGCGTGCTCCTGCCGAAGGCGATGGCATAGCCGCCGTCGCCCTTGACGTCCATGCCCGGGAAGGCCTCCTGCAGGCCACGGTTCGCGCCGTGGTTCTGCGTGGAGACTCTCCAGCCGGGATGTGTCACGTAAACATGCGCGCCGCCAGAGGGCGTCAAGATGTGCGGCTCTAGGCCCAGACGCTCCAGCGTCCGCCGGCCTTCCTCCCCGTCGAAGTCCAGCACGATGCAACCACTCACTTTGCCCGTGACCACGGCCCACCCTTCTGGCTTCTGGTGCTGCCAGCGCTCGAGCTCCTTCCCTGTCGGGGGGCGCTGCTGGTACTCGCTCCAGCGGCAGAGCGGACGCTTGTTCTCCCGCACAGGGATGACCGACAGGCCCCGCCTGAGGGCCTCACGGGCGCTGCTGAAGGGGTCCTCAGGAAACGCGTCCCCATCATCGAAGGGGTCGCGGTATGTGTCCATATCATCCCACCCGGTCATCGTTGTCTCCTCCCGACAGAATACGCAGGATGTCAGGCCAATCGCCCGGGCGCCAGATGCAGGCCTCGATGCGGCCCGGGATGCTGCACTGCTGAAACCGCTCGAGCCAGGCGCGCTGGCTGGGCGAGAGCCGGCCGCGCTCGCTTTTAAGCTCGGCGATGATGATGACTGGCGGCCGCACCAGGACCAGGTCCGGAAAGCCGGCCGGGGAGCCCATGGATATGGCGGGGTGATAATCAGCCCAGCCGTTCTGGCGCGCTGCCCTGCGCACCTCGCGCAGCAGGCGTGCTTCCGTCCAGGCTTTACGGTCTGCGCCGCGTGGCTGTGCCGTTGCGGTGGCGGCGATGCGTCTGCCGCCGGAAGGGCGCTGTGGTGCCCTTCCGGCGGTAGTGTCAGTTGTTGCCTTCCGTCGTGCCATCCGTGGCATCCTTTCCCGGCCGTCCTGTCCGGGAAATTGTGCCCTGCCCGTTGACCGGCTCCTGCGCCTGCAGCCTGCCCTGCTCAAGGCCCATCCTGTAGCCCGCAAGCACAGCGGCGGGCGTTACCTCCACCCGGTGCCGGGTCTCTTCGAGCCCCGCACCGGTGACAAGCCCGGCGAGGAACACCGACACGATCAGCGCGAACAGGCAGAGCCAGCGCACACCTGGGAGAAGCCACAGGACCCGTGCCACCTCGACCGGCATAGGGTACCGCGGCCGTGGCAACCCCTGAATACCGAAGCGCATCTCTCGCTCCATCAGCGGCCCCTCCCCGCCACCTCAGCAAGGCAGCCGTTCCTGGCCTCTTTCAGCCGCCGGGACTGCTCGTCGAGCTGCAAATGCAGCGCTGTCAGCGCGGCCCGCTTGCCCGCTATCTCCTCAACCGGGCAAGAAAGCAGCTCTCGCTCCAGCTCCAGCTTCCGATCGGTGAGCCGCTCGATCTCCGAGCGGGCCGCTTGTATCTCCTGCTCCAGCTGTGGAAGCCGGGAGTCAAGAGACTCCACCACGCGCTCCCACGGCCCTGGATTGTGGCGCAGCACAGCCCACTGGGCCGCGTTTTCGTGGCGGCGGGCCTGGAACACCAGGTGCCGCAACCGCTCGTCGCTCACCAAGACTTCCACCATTGGCGGGCTCTCCCCGCCACCCGGCTCGACGATGCGTCGGTAGACTGCCACAGACTCGAGCGCGAGGCATTCGCGCCCGAGAGCGGCCAGCGCTGAATCGATCGCACCCGCGACCGAATTACTGTTGGGATGCAATGGGTGCCTCCTTTGTCACCATCTTCACGGCCTCCGCGAGCTCAGAGAGTGTGAGCGCGCTGGCCCTCACTTTTCCATCGAACCGGTCGGCAAGCCACTTCATCGCGGCCGGTCCTGAGATTCCGCGCTCGAGCAGCGCCTGCCGCAGGTCGTTCTGAAGCAGCTCCCGCGCTGCAGCCTCGTCGGCCGGCGGGAACTCCGGCTCCGGCTCCGCGTCCCCGGACGCCTCGCCGGACTCGTCAGGCGCACCTTCTGGCTCCTCCAGGTGCTCCGTGGACTCCGGAGGTGCGGACCCCTCCACAGCTATTTCGCCGATATCCGGGTGCTCCGCCTGCTCCCCAGGCCCAAGCTCCTCCACGGCGATACCGCCGATGTTGGGGCAAGCCTTGCGGAGCGCCTGCCGCTCGGCCGCAATCGCGAGCATGTGGGCCGGCATTGCATTCCATGGCGAGTCCGGCCGCGCCTTCTGGCGGACCTGCTCGTACTCCCGCCAGGAGGCGACGGCATACACCGGCTCGGGCACACCGTCGATCCAAACCCCCACCCGGCATGCGGCCGGCGGAGAATCCTCGAGCCACACATCGCGCCAGCGGCCATCGGGGCCGCACCACTGCGGGCTTGTACAGCCGCGGAATCCGGTGACCTGCCTGGAGCGGTAGGCGGCGATCCTGAGACCATCGATGGACGCCACCGCTACGTAGTCGGTGACCCAGCGGGGGTTGTCTTTCGTCCCGGCATTTTTCCGGAACGGAACCGCCCAGATTTCGGGCGGGCTCTTCAGAGGGTTCAGGCCGCTCTGGCGGCAGCGCGCCAGAAACAGCTTGAGCTGCTCGTCGGTCGCGTTCGGCATGAGGGAGACCTTTATCGTCTGGATCTCCTCAGGGGTGAAGCCGCGCCGGGCCAGCTCTGTGGATTTCCCGGCGCGCACCGGAAGTGCAGATTCCATAGTCTCATTCCTTTCCATGTGGCGCAGGGCCCGCCGCCGCTCGGCGGCGGTGAACCCCTGCCGTTTCATGTCGCGTTCGATCTCCTCCCGGCGGAAGCGCTGCTCCCAGACCCGGCGCACCTCCGGGATATGCATCCAGCTGTGCGCGATGCAGTAGCCCGAGCTGGACAGCGTGACGGCGGTGCAGCCCTCGTGCTGGCAGGGACGGGGGATACCCGGCGCCCCCGCGGTCATTTCCGGGCCTCCTCGCACGTGCAGAGCCCCGCCTGCTCACGCGACTGCACGTGCTCGCCGGTCACCGTCGCCTCACCATGGCGGCCGGTGCCCCGCCAGCGGCCGCCGGATTCCATCAGGGCTTTTCTCATCTTCGGGTTCAT